GGAAGTGGCAGAAATGGCATCTCCCAGCCCGTCCACGGGCCTTTGTGTGTTGATAGGTGGTGCAACCCTCGTTTGACCGAGAAGGCTCAAGGATGAGCCGGAAACGCCATTATCGTTCATGTTCATCCTTCCGGAAATCTTACCATGTATTCCGGAAGCCAAAGCATTCGCTCCAATTCTCGATTGGAAAGACCCCCCAGCACCCAAGTCACCTCTTCCGCCTTCGTATTGTCCCGGAGTGACGGGGTTAGAACCGACAGGCCCGCTCGATGGCGGCACTATTGGTGGTGGTGTTTGTGGTCGTCCGCTATCACCTCCGCCGACAGTACCACTACCCACTCCTTGCCCTCTCCCTCTTGCGACGGAGGGGTACAAGTACGAAGCAAGTCCGCCAGCATCCTTGGTTTGGTCACGGTCAAGTTCCAAAGTCACCTGCTCAATATCTCGCCCATCAACAGTCCAGTTGATATTCTTAATGACCATAGGTTCCGCCGAAAGACCAAGCCCAGCATCGGTCAATGCCACTGTGGTCGCAGGTCGCCACCTAACATCGGGCACGATATGTATTCGTGGGCAGTACCAAACATTTCTCACACCAAACAGTCCGGACATGTTATCGTACTTTCTCAATCCGAGAGGGAAGATAGAATCTGCGCTGGTTGCTGACCAAGCAGACGGCCCCGCTTCGGTTATGTTGTGAGCGTTGTGTAGGATGCCGGATGCTGTGGGGTCGCCACACCTGTGATACAGAAGACCTTTGAGGTACTCAACATTTACCGAAACAGTTATTCGGGCACCCGAAGGTTGACTGTTCCAATAACTCGCTGGTATCTCAATCTCATAAAATCCGTTTCGCTTTACATCTTTTGTCTTAAATCTTGACGATGAAGCAGTGTTAGCCAGCGTTGGGGAGAATGCCATCGGCTGTCCGCCACTCGCCGTGAAGTTGCTTACGGAAGTAGTTAGCGATACATCGGTGACTCCGATTGTGAACTCGGCGTTTTCAATGTCGGTACCACTTTGCCCGTCTTTTAGGGCAACCCAAATCCTCAAGTCGTCACTACTACCGTCGCTTGTAGTAGGCATACCGCTTGGGATATGTACGACTTGTACTGCGTGGCTAATGCTGTGTGCGCCCCACCACCAATACGAAGATGTGTAGGCGTGTGCCGAATCTGCGGCTGTACTTGCGGCGGCGATAAACCCTTGACCGTAGCGATTTCTTTTTAGTAGGTCTGCGTCCGTGGTTCCCAAATTGCCGTCAAGGGCGTTGCACATACCGTTGACAAGAGTTCCGTTCATGCCCGACCACTGTTGGTTGAAGTCTTGTGATGCGGCGGGGTAGCCCGAACCGAAAGCATACTGACCTATGATTGGTCGCTCGGTGTGTCGAGTCGGGTCGGCTACATATCCGTACCGCCCCTTCTCCAACATAATGTCTTCCGAATCGACTTCTCTTATCAGTTCACCTTGTACCTTGATTGTCTTTGTTTTGGCTTTATAGTATTCTTCTTGTGCTACGAGATTGGCTTCTTCTTCGGAGTGAATCTCCGACTGTTCGACAATTTTCCATCGGTAGGTTTGGTTTAGGCTCGGTGCTGGGAAGTCGGAGAATGAACCGCCGTTGTTGTAGTACACCCGTACATTTGTTATCTGTTGGGCCATATTAGCGTTGAGGCTGTTGACCTTGAGGATTGCTCGGTTTAGAACCTCTCCGGAGTTGTAAGTGGGTCGCAGTTCAAGTTTGTTATCTCGTCCCATTTGGTATGTCACGGGTATTCTTTTACCAAAATCATAACCAACCCCCGATGCTTCGGTTGACTCTCGAATAATTGAGTAAATCGACTTCCCGCCTCGTCCGTCGTATATCCCACCGAAAGAATCAAACTCGCTGTCCGTTCCGTCGATGGTCATGTTTTGGTACATTGGTATTGAGCCAATATCATACCAACAGGAAACCGAAGATTGTGAAAGCCATGTGTCGGACAAGTTGAAGTTCCAAAGGTATCTAATTTTATCGTTAATCCAATATGTCCCGTTGTTGGGGCTGATTGCGTAGCCCTCGTTCCGCATGAGGAATCTAAGAGCGTAGCGAGGTGCCACTGAACCCATGACTACGACTTCATCGTATGCGCCACTAACGCCGGAACTTCCGGGTAGGTTGACTGCGATTGTTGCCGTTGACCCTGCGGCTTTAATCACATCGTCCATCTGTATTCCCTCAAGCAAGGAAATGGCTTGTTCTGCCGAGTAGTTGCTCGCCATATCGGACTGCGTGTAAATACCGTACAACTGCTGTGGGATGCTGATGCTATCACTCGACGCAACATCGGCTCTTGTACTACCTGTTTCTTGGTAGGGTGTTCCGGAAATGGTTATAGCCGTGGCAGTCACACTTGCGATTTGGGCAACCCACTTCGCTGTGACATTTCTAACTCTCATTCCGGCTTTAACTCCATCATTCACAAAGTCCGCACCACTGCAAGTTATGACAATTGGGCTTGCGCTGTTTGCACTCGTTGCTGATTCAACAACACCTGTCGATAACTTACCATCGTAGGTGTACCAAAATATCTCAAACGATGGGTTGACCCCATCCACATCTCTCGATGCTTTGATTTTGCCGTACCCTTCTGTCGGGAAGTCTGCGACAAGGCTCGTTGATGGTTTGGTTTCAATCACGGTGTCACCGACTTCGATTGTTCGGTTAAGTTCTGCGCTTGCGTTGACCCACCGACGGAAGTTCGGGTGGGTGGCGTATGGGCTTGCGTTGTTAATGTTTGTGCTTGCGGCTTGTGCCCAATAGTTGTCCATCAGCACGGGGAATCCGTGATACTCGGTTTCGTAGTCACCTACACTCACCGAGCCACCGCTTGATTGTCCAACCTTTCCCCCGTTGATAAAAGTATTGAGGTTAAAGAACTTAGAACAGTCATAGACCAACAACGAACCGGCCTTGTCGTGCCAGTCGTTGAGGTTGGTCAACCTACTATCGACAACCTGCAATTTCTTGAAGAATACTCCGGTTGCGCTGTATGGTTCGGTCACATCTTTGTAGGTTGTTTTTAAGAGAATATCAGCAGTGCTAACAGATTCGACTTCATGCGTACCAGCATAATTAGTGGCGTTGAAGATTGTGATAAAGTCACCGTTTGAAAGATTAGCGGCGGCGGCGGCATCCTTGGCGTACAAGGTTATCTTCGCCCCGCTTGCGGCAGAAACGATTGAATTGCCACTTACATTTCGTGGCTCCCTTGTTGCTTCGTCAACCAGCGGTCTTGACCACGGGGCGAGTGTTGATGGTTCTAAAGTGCTGTCAATTTCCCAAATGTCAACATCACTACCAATCTTGAGAGAAGTAAATGAGTCGTATTCACCATCGTCTGTCGTTTGGTCTGTGAATGATATTGAAATATCGTAGTTGTCCGGTACCGGCTTCAAAAGCCCCCACGACTTCTTCCTAAACCCACCATCAGCATTTGCGTCACCGTTGTTTCTCATGTCGGCCCACTGCAACCAAATATGTTTGTAGTCCTTGGATATGTCAAGAGTATATATGTTTTCACCGCTTTCGTGGTCAATAGACAAACCTTCAACGCCGATGAGATAATGGTTGCCATCCACTGCTGGCGATAGGAAGCCTGCGTAGGAAAATGTGTCATGGAAGCCTGCGGCGTTTTTGATTTGTCCTACACCATTCTTGGTCGAACTGTCGATAAAAGACGATGATACTTTGATTGTACCAGCGTTGGCTGTGAATGCTTCTTGGGTAGTGCCTCCGTCTGTAAAATCCCTACCATAGATGCCGAAGTGTCTTTGGAACCAAGCCGACTCTTGAAGTTGCCTCATCCAAACAGCGTGTTGGTCACGAGCCGTCAAATCTTCTGCGGCCAAAGTTATTTTTCCCTTTTCAATAGTGAACTCGGTGTTGCTCGTGACGGTACTAAATGCTGAACGCACCGAGTCTGTCTTAGCATAGAATTTACCACCGAACTCTTCGGTGGCAGAAATCTTGTGCATACCACGGTAGGAAACTCCTATGCCTGTTGCGGTACTCGGTATAGTGATAAAGTCGCCCGTGTCAAGACCTGTACCATCTGCCCGTGTTGGGCGTTGTGTGAACTTTAGAATTAAGTACCCCGACTGTCCGTTTGTTCGGGGGTATGTTGATTGTATTCCTTCAAGTGTTGCTGTCGTGTTGGGAACATAGGTTAGACCGGTGATTGTCAACCGCTGTCCGTAGTTGGTGATTGGTGCAGAATGTCCCGTAGCGTTGACCGTGCTTACCACTGCGGTTGTCTTGTTATGGCTGTCGAAGAAAATCAAATCGGGCCTACTGCTTGTGGTGTAGGAAGTTCCGGTATGGGTCAAGATAAGTTCTGTGTGGTCTGCACCGCTTTGTGTGTATTGGTTGATACCGCCGACTTCGTAGCCGTAGTAGTCCCGTTCGACATTGTTCGGGCCATAGGTATCTTCGTTGTTGTACATTTGAATTGGGTGGGCAGTGTTGAGTCGAGTCCGCTGTCCCTCTAATTCCTTGTAGCCACTCGATGCTTCAAATCCAATCGTCGCATTTGAGTCTTCCAATCGCGCTACTCCCATAAACATTGAATCGGATAGCAAAGCCACCTCTTCTTTTCGTGCAAGCACTTGGTCGCTGTTGCCAAGACCGATTTGCCCAAGTTCCCAAGAGGACATTTGACGGTCTAAGATGGAAAGTGAATCCCTCGCTTGGACTTGTATTTCTCTTGACCGTTGTGATGCGGATTGAGTCACACTTACCGATTCAATAACGCCGCACCACAGTGGTCTGTGGGTATTGTTGTTGAACATCAGTAGTCGCCAATCTGTGATTTCGTCGCTCACAAACCACGGTGTTAGATTTTGTTCTGTGTCGTCGTCAAGGATTGTTATTGAGGCGGCACTAACTCCGTTTGTTGGCATGGTGCAAGTAAAGGATGCAACAGGGGCGGCGTCTGTTGTGTAGTCAGTCAGTGGGCGCATCAAGGCCCATCGGTCAATCATGGTCGCAACTACACATTTATTGCTCGCACTACTGTTGGGTACTACGAACATTTCCCAACCGGTCAGTTCGCTCGCTTTGAATGCGGCAGAAGTATCGGTGTTGTTAGCCATAGTATAGCCGGAAGAGTAAGAACCTCCGGTTGCGTTGGTTGCTGTGACTTCTGTGCCTTCGTGGAAGACCTTGTACTTATTCGTTTCATAATCAATTCGGAACTCCAAATCATACCACGGGTCAAGGTTTGGGTTGCGAAGGTCTTGTCCACCAATCCAATCTAAGTGGTACAGGTTTTCGTTTTCACTAAGTCCTGTTCCTGCGTGGGGAATGAATGTCCAATTGATTGCTGGCGTAGCACCGCCACTACCGGCAGTGCCAAAGGAGGTCGAAGTGGGGAACCCAATCTTCAAATTGTATTTTACCTGCGCTCCCGACTCGGTTGATTCGTTGGGTATGCTTGAAGCAAAGCCAAGCATCGCTTGACTGCACATGCGAATGCTGAAAAAATCACCTGTGGATTTGCTGTTAAGATTCTTGGAAGATGCGATAACCGGTCGGAACGCTCCGCTCGGTGCCGAGTTGTTGATTTGGTTTGCTGTGTCGTCAGCGAGGTAAGTCGTCACACACAAAAATGGTTTTCCGGCGTTGCTTTTTATGGGTTTGAATATGGCTTCGGGGTTATTGACATGGGCCGCAACTTCGGCACCAGTAGTACCATTGTATGCGTTCGGTTGTATTCGTTCACCCATCCAACAACCTGTTAGGTGGGCGTGTTGCATGAAGTCGGGGAGAGTACCACTGCTGATTCTTCCGGACTGCAATTTGAACCAATTGCGTCCATTCCAATCGTATTTTGTTGTTCGACCAAAGGTTGAATCCGTGTCACCGGTAGGAATGTAGTATCGCTGTGAGGTATCGTAAGTCGAAGACATAATCATGTACGAATCGTCGCTGTTATTATTGCCTGCTTTGTTGTATCTTACACGGTTAGCGTTGACAAGTGTGTTAGGGTATTGATTCTGCGCTCTCCCAGCCCATTTCTCGCCCATTCCGAGTCTAATAGGGTCAAGGGTAGCCCAGCGAAAAATGCCGTCGTTAGAGGCTAAGTAGTTGGTCGAATCTGAGAACTCACTATTGTTGGCTCTATCGCGTATCGACCATCGGTATCGAGGATTGATTGTCGCCTCGCCGTTTAGAATGTTTCCGTGGTGTGTTTTTGTTGCATCGTAGGTTCCAGCCGTTGACGGTTGGTTGCTATCATCTGTGATAACCTTCGACCCAAGAAAGTCTTCGTAGGAGCCTGCGAGCCAAAATCCGTATTTGCTTGTTGCTGTTCTTGACATTTCTCTCACTTCTCTATCTATGCCTGTTGTACATTCAAACCAAGGCTTCCAAGTTGCTTCATCACTTCTTTTGTGATTTCATTAGCGGCTTGTGTGGTCGTCATTCCTGTAAAGTTATTTGTCATAATAACTTCCGTGGTGTTGATAAGTGTTTCCACACCCTTGTTCACTACTTGCTTCACCATATCTCCGGTCAAGTTGCCCTTAGACAACCCAAAGAACATTTCTTCACGGGCGTTGTTAAACTCAAACGCCGCTTCCTTTGCCGCTTCTATTGGGCCAATGATATTTTCTTGGATGCCCGTGCCAAAGTTTCGACCGAAGTCACCACCTGTGCTGTCTGCGAACTCCGCAAGTTTGCTCAAAAAGTCTTCCATCGAATCAGCCTCTTGAGCCATTTCCTGTACAGCACCTTGGAACTCTTTGGGTATAGCGGCAAAAGCATCTTCCGCATTTTGTTCGATAGCCTCTATGTCTAATACCGTTTGGCTTTTCGCCAAATCTTCATCTCCCATAGAAGTGAGGTAGGTAAATGCTTGAACTCCTTTGTCGAAGAAGCCATAATTGTCCTTCGCCTCTTTAAGTTCATCATTGATTGCCTGTGCCCCTTTCACTTGGTCGAATATACCTTGGGCTTGGTTCGTGTCGGTGAGTAGCATTTCCGCTCCTTTAATTGCCTTGATTTGTAGTAGTACATCTCTTTCTTCTTGGGCTAATTTTAACTTTGTTTCATAGGATGCAATAAGGGCGGCATCTTCGGTGTTTGCTATGTCGGAAAGAGTGTCCTGTATATCTCTTGTGGCAATACCAAGGTCGTCTAAGATTCTTGTCATGTCAACGCCTTCATACGCCGAAAGCATATTGTCATAGAGTTCTTGTGTGAACCCAAAGGTTCTGTTGTATTTTTCAAGTGATTCGTTTGCTTCGTCGGAACCCATCTTACCTGCAAGGAACCAAGCACCAAGAGCAACAGCCGCAAGCGCAACTGCGCCAACACCTGTGCTTATCATCGCTACCTTGAACCTTGTCAAAGCCCCAGTTGCCGCTGTGGTAGTGGTGGTGATACCCACCATACCCGCCGCCATACCCGCCGCCCCCTTTGTCATACTTGCCATTTGGATAATAGCAGGGAGCATTGATAAGTTCATCAAAATCATACTTGTTCTTGCGGCTTTTTCGCTATCGCTAAACATGGTGAATCCCATACTAAGCATCCCAAGACCCATAGACGATTTCATTAGGGCACTTTGAAATCTCATTGACGATGCTACGGTTAATTCTTGTTGGGTTTGAACTGCGGCCAAACCTTGTGCGAACATCTTCATTTTAGGGAGTATTTTCATTATCTCCTTTTCTTGTAGTCCGTAGGTTGCGGCCAATTGTGTTGCGGCAATACTCATCGCCTTCATAATGGCGGCGTTTTGGGTTTCTGTGTTGGACTTCATCTTGGTCACATCGTTGACCCTTTGTTTTGCGGCGGCAAGGGTCATGTGTGCCATTGTGTCGCCTTGAATATCGGCACTGTTCATCATCCCAAGAAGAAGCAACCTTCCTTCATCGGCTATCATTTGGTCTTGAACTTGGAGTAGTTTTTGCTCAACAGATAATTGTTTTTCCTTTTCAAATGTATGCGCCGCAGTCATCGCGTTGAGCGTTTGAGCGTTCATTTCCTGTTGCTCTTCGAGGCGAAGGATTTGCTTTATGTTGCTAAACTTTTTCATAGCGTGTATGTTTTCGTTATTCTCTAATTCTTTTTCTATGCCCGCTCTTGCTCTTGCGTTGCCCAACACAGCCTCCACGGTTGTGAGTTTTTTATATTGTCCAGCGTTAATTCTTTTTAGGGCAAGTTCTTCTGCTGTGACCCTCGACAGTTGTTCAATTTTTGCTGTGCTAACTTGGTCTTCCAATGCAATTCTTTGTTGTGTAGCCGTAGTGGTTTTTGCTTCTGCAATTGATTTGATAGCGGCTGATTGTTGTTCAATTTGTAGTTCTGTGACTTTTTGTTGTGTCACTGCACGAGCCGCTTGTAGTGCCTTAAAGTCACCTTCTAACGCAGTGCCCTTGAGCATGGCAATTCTCGATTGTGCTTCGCTTTGTTGGTTGCTCACCCCAAGAGAAGCGATTTGTAAAGCAGTGCTTTGGGCCTGCAACCCAAGTTCTCGGTCAAGTTGTTGTAAGGTGATTTTGCCCAATCCTACTTGTGCGCCATAGGCACTTGACCGCACCAACGATTCGTTGTTCAAAGACCGTTGAATCTGTTGTTGTGTTTTTAGGGAAACATTTAATGACAAAGCGTTTAGGTAGGCTTCTGCTATCGGAGCGTATGTTTTCCCTAACTGTTGTAGTTGGGCCAACTTCCCTATCACTTGACCATAAACCGTCCCTTCCTCAATCATTTGGGCAAAAGTAAAGTTCATGTCTGCCTGTGCCTTGGTAGCACGGATAACGGCAGGGGTGAATGCGTTTCCAATGAGAGCCTTTGAGTTGATAAGTCTTGCTTGTTGTTGTTCAAGCAAAAACACATTGTCCTTCATGCGCTTGTTCAATTCTTCTTGCGCCGTATCTTTTTCTGCTACGGCATCACTGTCTAATTTTAGAACACGGGAATGATTCTCAAACAACTTAATCGCACGAACATAGTGGTCGTTGCCAGCGATTGCTTGGGCGATAGTGAGTTTTTCTGCATCTTCAAGTTGGTGGTATCTGTCGGCAACATCTTGAAGGATTGCTTCCATGGAGCGCAACGCACCGTTGGCACCCTTTGTTTCGATACCGAACTGTCTAAGGATTTCTGCGTTGCCTCCGGTATCGGCACCAAGACGGGCATACATCATCTTGAGGGCACGACCGGCCTTCCCTTGCTCTTCACCAGCCTCAATTAAAGTGGCGGACATAGCGGCCATGTAAGCCACATCATCACCAGCCAATTTAGCAGACGAAGCGAATTGATTCATAACATGGGTTATTTGCGACATGGTAGCCGCTGAACGGTTTTCGATTGTGTTGAGTTGGTTGAGCATCCGAATGCTGTTTTGTCGAACGACATTCGCTTTTTCTTCGGCAGTCATTCTGTTGAATTGTTTTTTGGTCAACTCCCCGTACATGAAGCCAGTCTGCTGTTGTAGGGAAATCATTTTCTTCATGGCATCTTCTGTTTCCATACCACCGATAAGACCGAATTGAATACCGACTTCGGTAGCCGCCGCAGTAGCAGGGCCACCACCTACGATGGCAGACAGTTGTGCCATTTTAGCACCAGCCTTGAGTGCTTGGTCGCCTGTAAAAGCATACGACTCACCAATGTCGATAATTTGTTGTTGTAGGTCTTCCGCCCCTTCAAAATTAGCAAACTTCTCGAACTCAATCCGAGCGTTTCCAATCTCTTGAGCAAGGGGAACTGTCCCGTCAACAAGGGTGTCCATCATGGCTGACATTTCACCGATACCTTCGGTGATACCCGACAAACCATCGAGCATAAGTCCCTGCAACACAGTGATTTTTGCTTGGGCGTCACCAATCAGCCTGTCGGCTTGGAACGACCCAACTACATCGAAGAAAACACGGGATGCACCAGCCCGCAAAACGAGCATAGTGACCATCGCAAAGAGAGCGATAATAGGTGATAGGGAAAAAATAATGTTGCCAATCATTTCTCCACCTTCACTCGCTACGCTTCGCTATAGGGACGCCAAGACCCCTAAGCATAGCCAGCCCACCACCGTCACTTAAGAGTTCTCGTTTTTCCTGTCTTTGCTTGCGACGAGCGACCATAGCGTTGCCATCTTTTGTCTTGGTTGTAGCCGAAGAAATCTTATCGTGAATATCCATCGCTACGAGCAAATCAATCATCATTAAGTCTTGACCGCCTTCGCAGTCATATTTCTCCCACAAGTCCGAGGGTAAGACCCCCTTGTAGGCCATGCAAATTGTCGGGGCTACTCGGAAGAATTGTCCAAAGGGATTGCACCTTCGGGGTCGTCACCACGAACAAATCCAAGAATCATTCGCAGTTCTTCGCTTGTCAAAGAATCCATGTCAAAATCTTTTGGGGAAATAATACTTCGTGGAACCCAAGACTCCATTTGGTGAACCATTCCAGCACCTTTTTCTTCAAGGGCATTTGCGAATTGTTTCTGTTGTTCTTCTGTCCAATCGGTAGTGTCAAGTCCAAAGTGCATGTGGTCACGAAAGACCTGTGCTTGGATATTTTCAATTCGGAGTTTGGTCATACCACCGGCTTGTCGCACGGTGATTTTTGTTCCATCATCAAGTTCAAATTCTTTTGTTAGTACGGGCATTTTTTCTTCACTTCTCTTTCCTTTGGGGGAATACTACTCTCATGCTATAATAGCAACAACGGTTAAAACAATTTCGTTGCTATCTTTCTTTCTGCTCGTGTCGCAAGAAATGATAATATCGTCATTTGCGATGGCGGCTCTAAGTGCGGCCTGTACGACCGCTGGGGTTCCTGTGAATTGTAAAACATCAAGGAGGGTTTTATCAGCGATAACGGTTCCACCATTATGTGCCAATTAAATCACCTCAATAGACTGCGTTCTTGTCGTTTCGCATGACAATATCCATCATCTTGCTATCGTTAGAACTGAAAAGGGCGACGAATGGCACAGTGAATGTTTGTGTGTCACGACCCGAAACATTTGCGTCGGGTGCTTCAAATCGGATTTTGTAAAAGTTGAAGGTCAACAAGTCAGCAACGCTTTCGGAGCCAAATTGAACCTTAAGTTCAACACCACTTCCGGAAAGTTCAAGACCATCTGCGGAAACTAAGGAATCGTAGGATGGGTTGCTTGCTCCGGCTCCGCTGTGTAGGATTCGGTTGAACTCAATACTTCCTGTGATTTCTCTTCGCTGTGCTGGTGGGGCACGAACATAGGTTCGGTCGCCAAGACCACAGGCGGCATCTCCGTCACGGTTTAGTGCAATATCAAAAGAGATTGACTTAACTGCGTCGGATGCTGTTGAGTCAGCGTTAAAGAAAACTTTAGCATCGGAAAAGTAAAGTGCGGCCTTATCATCGGGGAATGATGGGCTTAGACTGGTTAGTGCGGTAAGACTTCCTTCTGCTTGAGTCATAAAAGATGCGCTCATCATAGCGTATTCGTTGATTGCGGCACTAACGCTAACCTTTTCAACAACTGCTCCGGCGTAGTAGTGGATTTTTTCTTCACGGGCGATGGCAAGGCTCATTGAGATACCTGCTCCTGCTTCGGTAAATGTATGCGGGTAAAGACCGCTTGCTACTGAACCAATGGTGTCAGTTCCCATAAGACCGAGAAGGACAAGACCGGTAAAATCGTCATTAAGGACGGCCATGTTAATGTCGCCTTCGCCGTACTCCTTTCCGGTGTTTGCCTTTGAAGCACCGTATCGGTTCATGTTTTCTCTTTGCATCACATCGTATGTGTGCTTGATTGATTCGTCGTCAATTTCACCGAAAAAGTAAGTACCGCTCGGTGTTGTACCATAAGCGGCTTCTTTAATTGCGGCTACATATCGGTTATTCATATCTTGGACTGCCATTCAAAACACCTTCTCGATAATCTTTTCAGTAGTGAGTTGTTATTTAAGCGTTTCAACGGTGTCGCATATTTATGCGTCGCATATAGGTCAGTGTTAATAAATGAGTACAGATGGTCACTTCATCATCTAATTTTGCTTGAAGTTCCAAGTCATATTCAGCAAGACTGTCAGTAGTACCATTAAGACCGGTTGTGGTGTACAACTCATCGAAAACCTCGCCAATGATATTGAGGCACTGTCGGTAGGCATCTTCGTATGTTGTGCCACGACTCGTCACATAAATTAACACATCGTAGTCTTGGTCAATGCGACCACCACCAAGAGCGGCAAAGGTAGGTGAGGATAGTCGTTGTAGCATGACATTGATAAATGGTGGCATTGTTCGGGATAGCATAGAGTTTGAAATGTCATATCCGTAGTTGATTGATGAGTCGTCCAAGTGTGTTTTGAGGTAGGTTCGTTTGCTGTTGCGTAGTGCCTGTACTATGGAAAGACCCATGCGAATTAAAGTATCTGTTGTCAAATCGGAAGGTGCTAATTCATCGGGGCCAAATGCCCCCATATCAGTCGCATAAACAGATGCCCATTTTACATTTCCTGTTCCGTTGCCCCACTTGATTGTCTTAGTACCACTACTACTGGCCCCTGCGACAGAAAGGTATGCTGTTTGTGCATCATCGTCTTCTATCAATTCACGAAAATACAAACGAGCGTTGCCGGATTCGTCAAGAGTTAATCTCATAATAAGGGGAGTAGGGTTATCTTCTGTCATGCTTATGTCTAAGTCTGCGCTCGTGACAGTAGTCGCTCCAACCAACTGTACTTTTTGACCAAGAGCCTTGACTTCAACTTTCTTTGTACCGTTGTCAAGTGTCAATAACACCGTGGCGTTATCCGGTGCGGTTGTGTATTCTATTGCCGCAAAAATAGTGTAGGCCGTGGTAGTAGGTTCGACATGGTATTGGCTGTTTGTCACCACCCAATAGTCATTAGCGGCACTGCCGTTGCTATTGTTTCGAGTCCAAGTACCGTTGTTAGTTCCAACAGGAGCCGTAGGGTCTTCACCGTTTAATCGGTAGTTCCAAAATTGTTCTTTTGTTGCTATTGCCATCTTAACTCAACCTCTTTTTTAGATTTGAATTGAGGCGACCTTCAATCTTCGCCTCAAATTTTCTCATACCTTCGCCGATATAGTCAAGATTAGCATAACCATAAAAGTAAAAAGAACCACCACGACCATACCACGGACTGTTGCCACTCATAGTACCAACCTGTCTTCCATGTACAATCGCACCGCCATGCTCTCCCCTACTTGTTTTATTCAACCAAGGATAGGTGCCAGCATCTCTTCCTTCCTGTAAAGCCGCACCGATATTGTAGGTGCCTTCTGTATCGTCGGGGTCTGTGTGTACACCCGCACCAATTTCACCACTCCTTCCGTTTGGGCCACGACTACCAAAAATAGCATCGACTTGTGGATTATCTGCACCATAAACATCACCTCTTCCACCCCTGTCATAAGCAAGTGAATTAGCAACTTTTGTCGCCAATCCGGGGTACATTCCTTCAAACCCTCGCAGGTATCGGTATGTGTGTTCTTTTACATCGGAAAGCGTCTTACCTGCCGCTTCCCACATGGCTTGTCCTGTGTCGTTTTTGAGTTTCCTAAACGCCCGGTTAAAGGAGGCGTTGTCAATAACAATCATATTGCCCGCAGAATCTTTTCTTGGGGATATACTAAAATTAGCCGATGCCATTAGTCAACACTTCCTAAATGAGCAAGTCGCTTGAGATTATTCATGCCACGCTCACGAAGGTTGTTTCCTCGGATAGTTCCATCTTTGCTTGCGGTTTGGAAAACGGCTTCGTCTTCAAAATAGTATGAGGCCGCTATGTCTGCACAAATCTCACGAATAACATGAGCAAATTCTCCTTCTTGTACTGTGACTCCGGAGGCGTGGTCAAAAGAAATTCCTGTGACTCCTGTAAGGTCGTTGGTGGATTTACCCGTCCATGCAAACGAATCACCGTCTATATTGCCATTTCCAGCGTTGCTAAAGCCCGTTCCGCTTGTTAGGGTCACTGTGGTAGCACCGGCAGAAATAGAGCCGCTTAAGGTGGTTTCCTTGATAGATTTTGTAGGGGCATCTCGACCGTAGTCACGATACATTTGGTCAATGTCAATCGTGGCTCGACGGATAGCACCCGTCAAACGACTTCCGGCTCTTGTGCGCTGTGCGCTATCAAGGGCAAGTCGAGAGCCTACATCGGCTGTTGAACAGTAGTACACCATCACATCAACCCCTGTACATCAACGCCAAGTGAAGCAAGCATAGCAAAGAATGCGTACTTGAGATACTTTGCCATAAGGGATAACTCAAACACTGCTTTTTCAAGCAATTCCACTCGGTCGTCTAAAGACTCGACTCGTTCTTCAAGATTGTTGTTCATCCTCAATCACCTGCTTTGCGTCTTTAAGACGGGAAATGAGGTCTGCTTTTGTTCCGTCAACGGCAAGACCGTTTTCGTTAGCAAGTTCAATTAACTCCGCTTTTTTCATCTTCTTAATCGAAGATAGGGAAGGTAGTTTTGAGGCAATATCTTTTAGGTCGTCAGCCAAGTCCATAACTTCGTCAAGGGTTATCTTGCCATCAGCCATCAATTTTTTGTATGTGCGGTAGCCAGCAAGCCCAAGACCCACTGCAATAGCGGCAATTAGTATAATCATTTCAATATCCATTTTATTCACCTTTGTTGTATAGAACTTCTTTTGCGGCTGAAAGCGGAATCACGGTAAAATGTCGCGTTTCGCCCACCCGATAAATCTTGTAGCCATGGGGTGTTTCTTCAATGTTCACATTGGTATAGCACCTTTCCGGAGGATGGTACACTATTTTTCCCTTTCTTTTTTCTCCCATATTTAACTCTCCAAAAATGCTTTAATTTCATCCGAAGTCCATTGAGGAAGGTCATTGTACCAAGCACTTTGCTTAATCCAATACACTCCCTTGCTCATAATAAAGCACGAGTCTTCGACCATGTGTGACCAATCATGGTCGGGAAATCTTATTTCTAATTTTGTTTGTAGTGTCATACTGTCGAATCTCCTACACGGGTGACATGGATGGTGCTTCGGTGGTCAGTAAATGCAATAATGTTGCTGTTGTTTGAATTAGAACGGATTGAAAAATAAATCTCGTCGTCACTGCCTCCCGAAGCAACTTCGTGATAAGTGCTGTGTTGTAGTTTTAGGTTGTCAACACCATTTTGACTTCGAGCATTTCCTAATTGTCCCGTACTTGATGTGTCGGTACTAACAACCATCCACATATCACGGCTGGTGACTCCACTAACAGGGAAGAACTCCATAGTCACAATAATGTGATAAAGCCCACCTGCACCGAGAACTATGTGGTCACTGGAAGCGTTTGTCACTGTTATGTCGTTATGAGTTCCAGTAGTCGATTCTCCCCAATTTGATGTGTTGGCTATGTCTAAAATTTGATAGGAGCCAGTAGCCGTGTAGTTGTTGGCGTTGCCACTTAGGTTTTTCATAAAGAGTCTTAGGTATTGAAGGGCAGGTGCGCCACCACTCATAGCGGCCCAAGTCAAACCACCACTTGCTCCACTTTGCGCTGTAAGAGCGTAGCCGTTAGTAGGGGTATTTGATACCTTGAGGTTTGCTTCGTCAACCACATTGTCAGCGATAGTGAGCGCAGTTGCCCCTGTGACTTCTCCGCTGTGTGTAGCGTTAGTGACCTTTGCTGTATTAGCCGTGATAGCAGTTGCTTGGCCGGAGGTAATACCAGTCTTGGCTGTATTGGCATCAATTTCAGCCAGTAGTGAGTTGGCTAACTTGTCTTCTGTGACAGCATCGTTAGCAATAGCCGCTGTGCCTACTGCCCCATTATCAATAAGTGCGGCTGTGATTGCATCATCAGCGATATTTTCTGTGTCAACCGCATCATCAGCAATTTTAGCATTCGTCACAGCATCAGCGTTTATCTTTGCAGTAGTGACAGCGTTGCTGGCTAATTTATCAGCAACTACTGCGGAGTTAGCAATAGTAGCCGCTACTGAGCCGGAGCCGCTCGCCGTGACCTCTCCTGTGAGTGCTGTGATACCACCGCCACCACCACCTACCTCGCTTGACCCGTGATAGAGTTTGTTGCTGTCACCACTGTTGAGCCAAAGAGTATTTGCCGCTGTACCACCCGGATTAGAACCTTGTGGGTTTAATTCAAGTCCTGTTGGGTCAATAAGACCATCAACATCTAATTTACCTGTGATATGAAAATTGCCGTTGACCTTTGGCATTGGCCCGGAAGCGTGTCTTGGGCTTCGATACACACCTGCTGATATTTGGGAAAACGACCAAGTTCCACGAATCACAGGGGTTTTCATTGAGCGAATATCCGCTCCTTGTGCAGTCGCCGTTTGTGGCCCAAGAAACATAACACCGTCTTGTATTTCCAACTCTTCCACACTAAGAAATGTGTTGTCAGCCATTAAGATTTTATGACCTGCTGTGTTAGCCTTTAGCACTACCTTTCGGTAGTAAGGTAAGAATGTAGCAGGATAACCTGTTGCGCCTTCCACAGGTAGTTGTATGCCACTACTGGTGGCTGTGAACTCAACTGTCGAAAGACCAAAGTCAACTGTTGTAGCATCAGTCATTGTGACTGCATCAAAAGAAAATACTTTTAGCCTATCATTATCCACTAATGCGCCATCCGGAAGAAAGTTCACACCCGACGCGATTGTAAATGATGTAAATGTTGCCTTGCCACTTGTTGATGTTGGAGCAACATAATCGGGAGCAAATTTGCCACCTGTCAATCGCACAATAGGGTGGTTTCCATCATCAAACTTTGTTAATGGTGATGCACTTCCTTCAAGAGAAAAAGTCACATCACCTACATAAGATGCGTTTGAGTCAATCAGTATAAATCTTTCATTGTATGTTTTGTATGTGCCAAAAAAATTAGGAGATGCACCATGTTGGAATACAATTGTTCCTGCCGAACCTGCGTTTAAAATACCGTTTAGGTACAACCCTTTTACGAATGGTATAGCGTTTAAAATAACTTGATGGTCAAAATTTGATTCAATGACTATTTCCGAAACAGTAAGACTTCCACTGCTTGTTAAAGTCCAAGCGCAGTCTGCCAAACCTTCGTTGTCAAAAAGGGCAACATCGTTAGCACCGGGTACTGAACCACCTTTCCAGTTAGCCGCAGTTGCAGAAGCAGTGTCGGTTCCTCCGAGCCACTTTATTGTTGCCATAATACTCACTCTAACTTCGTTTTGGTTGAAGTGACTTTAACAGCCGTTCCGCCTTTTTCCGAAATGAGAGCGAGCAAATCGTTTCCTCTTTGAGTAAATCCTCTAAGTTGTGCGGTCAAACGAATATCTTGCTCTTTTCTTTCACTTTCGTTGACATAAGAAGGTAGCGTATCAATCATAACCTGCAAACAGTCGCTTGATACAAGAGCCTTAATACAGGCTTCTTTTTGTGCGGTTGTGACCACATTGATTGAGTCTTCTGCAAGAAACTTGTTATTTCTTGCGGACTTGTTGACTTGTTCTGTTCTCATAGAAATGTACTCGGTGATAGTACCTTCGTTAAGGCCACGGGGTCGATTAAGTAAATCTCGAATGTTGTCGGTAGTGACTGTCACTCTTCTTCACCTACTTCGTTCACAGGCCATCTGTCGTTATAGTCTTCCGGTACCTCAATTGTAGGTGTACCTTTTGGGGCAGATAAAGAGCGGCCTAAAACAAAAACAAGTTTTGTTTCAACAATATCACGAGCCATTCTTGAATCGGGTAGCCAATAGGTTTCTCGGTCGGGAATAAGTGTTGCGGGACTTTGTGGTTTGCGAGAAGGTGGCCGAACAAGTCGTACAAGCCAACCACTGCCGCTCATCCAATGTTCATGGCGGTGTTGAAGGTCGGCAAGTTTTGCACCTTTTGGTACAGGAATGCCTAAATCGTTAAGTTTTTTAACTAATTTTGTACGCTCAGTCATTTGCTTCCCTTCTTTGTACTACTCTTCTGCGCTTTGGGTTTAGGCTTTGCCTTAACCTCTTTCTTTGGGGGGATAACATCATAGTCACCATCGTCACGAAGACGATAGATTGAGCCATCCGGTTCTGTCCATTCTTTAATTGATTCGCTCAAGGTGAATCACCTCAAGCAGGAATCATAAAGGAGATAAAGACTTCACAAGCACCATCGGTGATAGCGGCTCCGCCAATTGTCAACAAAACATTTGTTGCGCCTCCAATGATAGAAGATGTGGCTGGGTGACGGAAGTGAGAAGAAGCCTGCACGAGTGCGGCGTTGTCAAATGCTGTGGCTCCCAAAAAGTTTGAAGCACCACCTGTGATTCCCAAAGCAATTGTAGCACTGCCGGAAGAGGCAAATGCTGGCTGTGGGTTAATCATAAACGAGTGGACAATTGCACCAGCAGGTAGTTGTTGCGCTCCGGATGGGCCAACAAGAGTCTTTGCTCCTGTGGTTTTGCTTGAGCCATCATAGATGTACTTTTGAGTTTGCATCAAAAGTCCGCCAATTTTGGAGTCAACTACTGCATCGTTAGCAATTTTTCCAGTGCTAACTGCAAGGTCTGCAAGGTCGCCAGTTGCGATGCCGCCGGGTGCGACATACTTTGATTCAACAAAGTCTTGGAATTTGCGGTTCTGTGCCAACTAAATCACCTCAAACTACGCCTGTAATCTTAGCAATTCGGTTTGACTTGCCGGATGCGGCACCGTCTTGATGCTGATGGACAATACTACCCATGTAGCCAGTCAAGAGCCAATCGAATCCAACGCCCGGTAGGCGAGTCAATTCAGTTTCTTGGTAGCCAGCACCGTTGTATTGGAAGAACTCGCCTGTTTCTGCGCCCGGAATGAGCAAGAGAGCGTCGTCTTCGATAGCACCGGTAGCATCTGTTGGAAGCAAGGACTTACCGCCCGTAAAGTCACGGGTGTAGTAAATGCTCATAGAAGCGATTCGGCGCATGTGGTCTTGAAGGGACTCCACGACATTTCCGTAAAGTTGGGTGTTCAAGAGGGCACTGCGGGTTGAAGCAGGTAGCACAAGAGCCATCGCTTCATCTCCGGAAACACGAGCGTTTGCGAAGATTTTGTCCATGGTCTTCAAGAGGTCGCCTTCTTCATCAGCAGTAGCGGCACCGAAGGTTGCGGTTGCGGCTTGGGTTTGTCCAGCACCACTGTGGATGGTGGAAAGAATGTTGTTGTCGATAACATCGGCTCGTCCACGGACAATAGCCATTTGTTGTCGGTCAATGTTCTCAAAGGATTCGCCACGGAGTCGCACAGTGTCGAGGAAAACACAGCGGCCTTGACCCTTCTGCAACTTCACGGTGTAGTTGGAAGTTCCAATCTTGGTTGGGTCAACAGTTGCGGCATCATCCAATGGGTAGGAGAAAGTACCTTCAACGCCAGTGTACCACTTGAACTCAAGCCAAGGGACAGTGCGGGTTCCGACAAGTTGTGTTCCGACTGCAATTCGAGTGGATTGTAGTTGGATAAAGTCACGGAGGGTTTGTTCAAGAACTGCGTCACCGGTACCAAAAGGCCCAGCGGCGGCAGATGCGTTCATAATTTGTTCGAGGGATTCGTTAGCCATTTCATTCACTTCCATTTTTTGTTATCAAGCCGTTGCACACTGCGTGGTGTTGACTGGAATTAGGAGGCCAGCCGTTCCAACGACTTCGCCTTCACCGACATAAACGCCGACAAGTTTATCGGAGCCTGCGGTTCCACCGACTCGGCCAGCACCCTTTAGGTACACAAGTTGTCCGGTGGTGTAAGTTTCTGCAAGAGCGGCAATCATTTGCACACCGCCCATTGGGAAGTAAGAGCAGGTTGCGCCTGCGGTTTCAAGAACTTGGTCAGCGTCACGGCTGGACTCGCCTGCCGAAACACCCAAAGGCACATCGGTTGCGGCTCCAAGTTGAACCTTGTTTGCTGTTCCGTCTTTTGCGAGAAGAATACCAACACCGCTAACAGTGTTTGCATTTTTCAAAGTTGCGTTTCGTGTATCGTTTCCTGTAAATGCTACCATTCAAATCATCTCCTTCATTTCTTCAAAGTTTGGAGCGCAAACACGCTCATCCTTACGCTCGCCACCACTTAGAGTCTTGTTCCAAGATGATGCCCAAGCATTCCATGCTTGTGCGTAAAGAGTTTGTGGGGTTTCAACCATCTTACCGTTTAGGTAGTTGGCGACCACAGGTTCAGCGGTTTTAACTTCTTCGGAAGCGACGGCTGATTCGGATGCTGGGACTGCTGGGGCCATATCGACCACAGGTTCCTTGTGTGTTTCCTTCCAAGATGCAATAAGGGAAGTTAGCGTAGTTGAAGAAAGGTCTTCGTGACCTTTAAGACCAAGTTCGGAAGCAGTGGTGACAAGTTCTTGTCGGTCTTCTTCTGCCTTAGCCATTTCAATTGCCTTCATTTCTTCAAGTTCAGCACGGGCAAGAACAAGTTGGGCTTGTAAGTCTTCCATCTCGTTTGCTACGAGAGTTTCGGTGATATTTTCTTCATCGGACATATTTGTTATCCCCTTTCGGTATTCTGTCGAAGATGCGGTTTGACTTATCAAGGTTTCTTCTGTGGAAGCAGTTCTTTTACTACGAGAATGTCCTTTGGGAAGTAAGTCATTGTCTTGCTTGTAGTTGGGATTAGATGGTCTTCCGGTACGAAGGAGATGCAGGAAAGCGTTGACTCTTGCGACTCCCCAGCCATTTCTTGACATATTGGGTGCGTGGCTTGTGCTAAAAGCACCAGCACCACGACGGAACACAGTGAGAAGTGCGCCCATAGATGCCTTTGACCCTTTGCCCTTTTTGTTATGCTCTTGCATTTTGTTTTGAAGTGTTTTGCGAGTTGCTGGCGAAACAACAATTTTTGAATTAGGTTTTTTTGCGGAGCCGGGTGGGTTTTTCTTAGAGCCTTTTCGTCGCTCATCGGGTTTAGCAGGAGTTTTTCTTGGGTCGTTCTTTCCGGGTTTGCCGTGTTGCCCACCATGTTTTGCTTTTGCATTTTCTTCAACCTTCTTAACTGACTCTATCGTTGCACGGTTGTACGCTGGCTTATGAACTATTGCCAAGTGGTCAAATGTAAAGTCCTTATCAAAAACCATGCCGTTTTCATTTGCGGCAATAGGAATACCGTAGCCACCAATACTTACACCGTATTCGGGTTTAAGCCATAATCCGGATTCAAGAGCCTCAAAGAGTTCTTCTCGATAAACATGAGCGGCGTACTTTACCTCATACTTCTCGTTGTCGGGATAACTTATTGTTGCGGAAATAACTTTTCCTACATTTGCTTCGTCAACGCCACCATCCATGTTGCGTTCAAATCCAATATCTTTAGCCTTGGGGTGATTAAGTGTTAAGTCGGAGCCAATCATTTGCTCAAGAACCTTTTCTGCACCACGCTTTGTAATAGCCCATTTGTTTTTGTTGTAGCCTTCGTGGAATGCCACACCTTTGATTTCAAGAATGTTTTTGCCTGTTGATGCTTCGACTTTAGCAATAACTTCATCGACAGATAACTCCATTGTGACATTGACAGGTTGGCAAGTCCCAGCAACCATTTCTTCACCAATAGGACAAGCAGAAGCATAAGTATTTTCCTTATCGTCTTTTTTTGCTTCTTGGAACTTGTGACCTTTGTGTGCGGCCATACACTGCTCTTCGCTGTACCCTGCCTCTTGGCAACGGGACATATAGGAGTCGTGCGTTTCACCTTCTTTTGGTGTTGGTTCTGCGGCTTCTGCGTGTTCAGCACACTCTCCGCAACAAGGTTTGTCTTCTGCTTCTTCAATACCTTCTATGATTTCTCCTTCGTTAGAAGACCATAGTTCGTCATAGGATGCTTCGACTTTGTTTGTTGACCATTGTCGGCAAGACCAATAGCCCGGTGTAGTACGGTCTTTCTTTTCGGAGCAAGAGTGTCGGTCACGGAATGCTTTGCGCCGCTTGGGGTCGTCACGCTTAATTTCCATGTTAGGGTCGCCAAAGCGTACAATGACTACTCGACCTGCACCATTTTGTACATAGACTGCGAATTTTTTAGGCCCGCCTTGAGTACGGAATGGTTTATTGAGTGTGACTTTTTTGCCTTTGTATTCTGCGGCTTCGACGGTTTCTTCATCTTCGTCTTTGTACTCGTAAGAAGCCTCTAAACCTTTCTTGTCTTCAAAGTAAGTATTGCACACTGCGGCCCTTTGAGCAGGGTTTCCGAACTCATCAACCATTTTTGAATCGCCCATGCACCTATCCAAATAATCGTCTTTCGACTCACCTTGCTGAACATCGGGCATGTTCATGCGACGGGTCGAGTGTCTTTTAATCCATTCGCCAAATTTCTTGAGATTCGTTTAAAATGTCTTCATACAGTGATAGCGACATAACATCTTGCACATCATAGTACGAATATACTTTGTAGTAGCCAAGATGTAAAACAGTCTTAACAAGCGACTGCATTTTGCTTTCTTCTATGGGATTAAGAATTGTGATTTTTGGCATTTTTTTAAGCATTTTGGAGTTGTTTCGTTCACTAAGTAAAAACGGATGATATTTATTTTTCCGGTATCTTTTTTTTACATAAGTGTTTCCGACAAAGGCAAAATTGTCAAACATCAACGAACCGGTATAGGCAATTGGACTATCTCTTACAAAAAGAACCCAATACTGCATAAGGTCAAAGATTTCCGGATAGCCTTTGTCACTTGGCAAAGGCAAAGTATTTTCCCACAAATCTTGAAGTTCCAAGCGAGAAAGATACTTAACAATCATTTCTTACCCATGCCAACTTTGTGCTTGCGTACTTCGTGTACATGGGTTTGAGCGGATTTTTCCATAACCATTCGGTGTTCATGTTGGTCAGCATCTCTTTCACGCTCATGCTTAAGTTCTGTTGGAATGTTGTCGATTTCAACTTGCTGTTCGTTTTCCCACATACGCAACACTGTGCTTAGTGCAGGTGCGGCAACACCACTAATAATAGCAATAAGTGCGATAAAACCGTCAAGATTTTCAAGCACTACGCTTGGTTTCCATATACCCATAGCAACTACCGCACCGGATGCAAGCAACCACAAATAAATTGTAGGCAATACTGTTTTTGATACCATTTTGTCATTAAATGATTTATTCGTCTTCATTTTTGTTCCCTTCCTGTTGGTTTGTTCGTGGCAATTCTCCAAGTTTTGCTTTGCTCTTGTCGTTTCGCATAGTGCCGTCTTCCGCCGGTTGTAGTCCAACTATTTCGAGTGACTCATTAAGTGTTAGCATCCCTGCTTGCCATCCAAGAACCGCTCGCTTCATAGAGTCCATTGGTGATTCTTCTGCGATAGGTTCAAAAATAAACTCCGGCAAGTCTTTCTTAGTGTGTCGAATGCCCTTGAGTTCAAGTTGTTTTGAAAACAATGCCATAATTCCTTGTTTGACAATTGACTGCAAGCGAGCAATTGCTGTGTTAGCCCACATATTAGCGTTGTAGGTGGCCGCAAAGGTACTTCCCTTCTCTTGCCCTGCGGCAACACGAGGAACATGCAGTACAGCCGCTACATTGGCACCTACCGTATCAAGAAAGTTGCTGTTGTCGGGAATTGTATTCTTAAGGTCAACATGGTGAAGTGAAACATACGAAGGTAGGATTGGCATTTGGTCGCCTCTAAGTCCTTCAAACAACTTGATAACTTCATCCATAATAATACCAAGTCGCTCTTCCTGTTCATTAGGGTCAGTGATGTGTTCAATAGCGGATTTATCAATAGTGATAAATTGCTTAGTGAGAACATCTTCAAGTGCAATACGGTTATTCATGGTATTGTACTTTACCCTTACAACTTGTTCAAGAGAAGAAAAACGAGATTGACCCCACACACCGTAGGTTTGTCGCAGTTTTGTATCTTCAAACCAATTGCTTTTGAAATCAGTTCGGAAGTGAAGGATTTCCGAGCGGGGGAATACCATAGTATCAATGCCTTGTTCTCGGAGAATGTAAAAGTCATTTGTCATAATTGGGCTGTTGGTATCGGCTGTAAAAGGCATACCGTTCTTGCCTCGGTTGTCAACAATTGTGACTTGTCGAATAGGTAGGCTTTGAATGTTGGTGATACCAACTCCGGTCTTTCCTACAAGTTTGCTTATGTCGTTGCCATACACTTGTAAGTTTCTTACTGCATTGATAAGAAAGTCGTCAAAGTCACGGTGTTCGACCAACTCTTCTATGGCGTTGCGAATAGCGGCGTTCTTAGCCTTCTTGTAGTCAATGCGGTAGTTGTTAGCAGTGAGGGCTACGCTTCGTACTGCACCGTTCAATTCGGGGTCTAATTTGACCATATTATCGTACAGGTCAAATTTGTTAATGAAGTTGGTATCGTTTTGGAACTTTTCTGTTTCTTCAAAGATGTTAGGTAGTCCGGCGGCAACTGAAAGAGAAACATTTGAACCTACTCGGCGAGGTTTTTGCTCCGCAGTCACGGGTTGGCGGCGGAACCTATCGAAGATACCCATGTTGTTGTGGAGATGTGAGATGTTTTATGAAGGTAGCGATTTTTTCTTTTTTTTGTTTTGTTTTTTACAAAAAGAATTATCTTTGGAGCAGTATAACGGTTTTTGTTTATTCTTTTTTTCTTTCTAAGAGGTTTTAGAAAAAGTAGTATTAACCTCTAATCTTAACTTAGAAGGAGGGGGCAATAAATCCCTATGAAACAATAAAAGAATAACTGGTTTGGCCTTTCAGTGCATTGTTTTATTCTTTTTGTGTGGATGCAAATAATAAAAAGATAAAGGTTCATAAAGGGTTCATACATGGGTAGGATTGATGAGAGCCAAACCGGAGTACGGACGGGACTTAATTGCCGAGCATTTTACCAACGACCAACCAATTTTGGCTTTGGCTCGCAAATTAAACGACCTTGATGGCAAAAAATCAGTCAAGGGTTGGGAAATGTCAATTTACCGATACAAGAATGAAAACAAAATCCCTTCAAGACCAAAAAAGAACCCACCACAACAAAGTGTTGAAACAAATACCTATCATTATGATGCAGAAAAGGACGAATACCATACTTTTTTGTCTGTGGCTGGCAAAGTAGTCATAATTTCCGGTGAGCAACATAGGGCTATGAAAGAAGCATATAGCAACATGGTTGGAAAAGCAGAATCGGGCAAGCAAATTTGTCGAGAGCATGAGTTTTCGGAAATGTGGTTTGGTGAGTATCGTCGCAAACACAATTGGTCACACAATATGTCACCGTTCACTGACGAAGAAATCAAAGAAAGCAGTACCGATACTCTTGTTGATGATTTACTTTTACGACAAAAGAATACATTTCACAAGTCATTTCAAGAAAGGAAATGGAAGGCTATTGAAAAGTCTGCCGAAAAGTTTGATTTGTTTGAAGAACACATACTTAACGAGTTTAAAGGTCTTGTAGCAGAAGCACCAGTTAAAACACAACAAATGACAATGGTCGAGGATTCCCTTGAGTATGCCCTTGTTATTAGTCCTACTGACTTTCATTGGGGTAAATATGGCTGGGCAGATGAGGTTGGTGAAACATACAACTTTGAAGAAGCAAGAAAGCGATTGATGGAAAAAACACAAGAGTTAATTTGCAGACTACCAAGCAGACCGGAAAAAATTATTATGGCTACCGGTAGTGATTGGTTCCATGTTGACAACGACTTAGGAACGACAACCAAAGGTACTCCGCAAGATATGTGTGGTAGTCCTGCTGAAATCCTTATGACGGGTTGCAGAATGGCTCGTGAACATATTGAGTTGCTAAGACAAGTGGCTCCTGTTGAAGTTGTCTTTATGCCCGGAAATCACGACCGCATGAGTGCAATTGCATTGATGATGTACTTATCTGCTGTTTATGAAAACACCGAGGACTGTAAGGTTATTGTTAGTCCTTCCACTCGTCAATATGTACACTATGGAAACAACTTGTTAGGGTTTATTCACGGTGACGGGGCAAGAAACCTCGAAGAGTTAATGTCCTGTGAGCAACGCGAGTTATGGGGCCAATGCAAACACCACACATGGTTCCATGGTCATTTGCACCATCGCAAAGTCTTGGAAAGCAAAGGATGCCTTATTGTTCAACTTCCAAGTCTTGCAGGTCACGATAGGTACCATGCTCGACAGGGCTACACAACAAGCATCGCTGGGTTGTCTGCACACTTTATTGACAAGGACAAAGGACTTGTTGGTACACTTTTCGCTCCGGTGGAGGGTGAACATTGACAAACCCCCAAGTAAAAAAATACCGAGAATGTCAAGCGTGTGGACACCGTTGTTATTCCCGTTATACTTCTCATAAAAAATGGTGCAAGAAACAAAAAAAAATGGTGTACTGCGGCTGTTTAAGGGTGATTAGAAATGAAGCGTGAACATGTAGTTTGTGATGCCTGCGGGTGGGAAAGTAAATCACTTTCTCAAGCAAAGGCTTTTACGAGGATTTGTCCATACTGCAACTTACGCGCTTTGCGCCCTTGGTGAGATTATGAACATAAGAGTCGATATTTACTGGAACTTTCCGATTAGAATGTATGTGATGCCAAATGTCAAGGATTAAACAAGCATTAGCGTTTGAAAGAGCAAGAAACGATGTTCAGTATTTTTATCGCTGGCTTGGTTATGCTTGGGGCGACCATATCGGTGAATGGATGGACATTTACAGTGACAGAAAAGATGCCCATGTACATCGTGTATGTATTATCGCTCCAAGAAGTCACAGTAAATCAACTACTCTTGGCGTAAAACTACTTCACATGAGCCTGTTTCAAAAATTCAATGGCAAACCTATGGACATTTGGTTGTTTAGTGCAAGCCAAGATACGGCAGTTCGTCGGCTGGCAGAAATCCGTAAGGATTTAACAAGCCACAAAGAACTCGCAAGATACATTGACCCTAAAAAAGGCGGCAAAAAAGAACTATGGCTAAACAATGGAGCAGTTATTCGTTGCTCTTCTGTTGGCAGTGCAATTCGTGGCGACCATCCAGCAGTAGTAGCACTTGACGATGTACTTCTTGATGCTAAAAAAGAACTTAACAATGAGCAGTTAAGGCATTGGCTTCGTAAAGTTGTTATGCCTATGCTTGACCCCGGTGCATATCTGTATTGTGTTGGTACACCAATGAGTATGGCTGACCTGTACCACACAGAAATGTTAGAAAACTCACAGTGGAAAAGTAAAACATGGTCTGCGATTCCCAATTGGGATGAGTCAAAGCATGAGCCGGAAAAATTAAAGGCGTTGTGGCCGGAGTTTCGCCCTATTGACTTTTTACTTGAACAAAAGAAAGTGACAGGCGATTTAGAGTTTGCTCAAGAATTTCTGTGCAAAGTGATTGACGATGAAGCCGCAGTTTATCCTCGCAAACACACACGAGCAAATATGGACTTAGAGCAAGTGTTTGATACAGAAAGACGACCGGGCTGTAAATATGTTGTTGGGTTTGACCCGTCACAAGGATTAGGGAAAGACTACTCCGTTCTTGTAGCGGTTCGCCAAGAATCCGATGGTTCATTAGCCGTTGCGAATGTGTGGAGAAGAAATGATTTTTCCCCCGATAGGCAGGCTGACATGATTGGTGAGTGGTGCAAAAAGTATGGGGCACCTCTTGCCGCAGAAGATGTAGGGTTTCAACGATTGTTCAAAAGTTTGCTTGAGGCTAAGGGTATTGCTGTTGAATATCGAGAGTCAAGAGTAAGCAACAAAGGCTTAAAGCAGGGTCTTTTAAATCGACTTAGAGTTTGGTTTGAAAGAGGAAAGGTACAGTTGCCTTATGGAAGTGACTCAACCCGAAGAGTTGTTAATGAAATGCTTGAAGAATTAGAATCCCATGCTTGGAAAGACGGAGAAATTGTTGACACGGGAAAGCACAATGACTTGGTGATGGCATTAGCCCACGCCATTGACCAATTCTCCCATAAAACCGATTCCGTTCCCTTTGCAGGCCGAGCCATGGGCAAAGGTGCTTGGCAAGGTGGAACTAAGCGAAGTAAAGGAAAGTCAATTTTTAGGGCCGTCGGTCGTCGTTTATAAGGTTTCTTTTGAAAAAAATTGCTCCGTATTTTTCACGGTACTAAGCAGTGCAGTATGTGTGCCGTGCGTCGATTTTTGGAGGCAGTTGGTCGGCATTGGGCACCGGTGCCAGCACCAAAGAATCCAATCCTTGGGGTCATACATCGCCTGTACGGGCATGCTGTGGGTGCTGGGCGGTATGGGTAGCACCGCACCCCATGCCGTGCGTTTTAGGGGGGTCTATGGCGTTTTTTTGGGTTGGGATGCTGGCCGGTCATGGCGGCACCTGCTCGACAGGCTCGCAGTACCCCGTTTAGACATAAAAAAAATCATCCCGCTGGCCTACTCCACGACCGGCACGGGATGAGAACCGGTCGCTGTTGTTGTTTCGTTTGCTTGTCAAATACCTCCGCAGTCAATCGTTTTTGGGTTGCTCAAAGGGCAGGCTTGAACCGTGCTTCAAGGGCGAGGCCGAGTAGGGTCTTTTGCTGTCCATCAATGCACATGTCAAAGGACACGGGCACCACTGCGAACTCATCACGGCCCCAACCCACTGCGGGCTTGGTTCGGCGAGTTGATACAACGCTCATGCCGTCGTCGTCGTGCATCAATGCGGCGATTGCTTCGGCGGTGGTTCGTCGTCCGTTCATCATGTCGTGGAGGACAGCGACGAGGTTGACGCCGCCGGTTTTGGTCAAACGGACAGCCTTGAAGTGAACTCGATGGCCGCCGTAGGTCTTGAGTCCGCCGTTTTGCTTGTCAAGGACTGGCAGGTGAAGGGTGAGGCTGTTCTCGCCCATTTCGGACTTTGGGCAAGCGCATTGAGGGCACCGGCTCTTGTGCTGTGTGACCTGTTGGAAGCCGAAGGCAGTCCGGCAGGTGAAGCAACGGAGTTGAGCAGGGTGGTAGGTGCTGAACCACTCGGCCACGCTGTCGGTGTTGATGGTAAGGTGTGCTTTCGTTGCCTCACTGCCACCTTGCAGGGTGTAGTTGTGAACGGTGGTGCGCTCAAGTCGGTTGGCCTTTTCAGCGGCGTAAATGCCTTGCTTCTCAAGGCTCAACTGCTTGAGGCTCTTGAACGAATCACGGATGAGTTGCTGACCGTCAACCTCGATGTATCGAACCATGTCGCCCTTGGTCAACCCGAAGGCTTGCATGGCTTCCTTGCTGGCTTCAATCCATGATACCTCAATGGCG